TTGGTTCAGGTCTGCCTGCTGCCTGTGAATATCCCCCTTCACCGGCACTATTCTTGCTCTCTGCAAATTCCTGTTCTTCAATTACAACATCTGTTGTATAAACTTTCTGTCCATCCCTATTAGTGTAGTTTCCGGTCTGTATACGACCTGTTACAGCTATCTTGGTTCCCTGATGAAGGTATTTCTCCGCAAACTCTGCTGCTCTGTCAAATGCCACACAGGAAATAAAATCTGCTGTCTGTTCTCCACCGTCACTACGGCGTCTTCTGTCTACTGCTAATGTATATCTGGCAACTGTAGTCTGTCTCTCACCAGATGAATAACTGATATTAGGATCTCTTGTTAAACGTCCCATTAAGATTACTCTGTTCATTACTATTCCTCACTTTCTAATAACTCTGGATTGTCAAATATGTTGCCGATAACCTTGCTTTCTGAATACAATCCGTTTGCTGTTATTGCATCAAGTCCAACCGCAGATGTTTCTGTGTCTTGAAATATAAATCCAGCACAATAAGCATCCCATTCAATTTGCGTTTGAAAGTTGTGTTTTCTGTTTTTACATTCAATAATATCATTCTCCCAAATCAGATTACCATTCCTGTCTTTTAAGCCTGTGCATTGGCAGATTGTAGATTTGTCAACTCTTGGGGCGTTATCTGTTGTTAAGCAAGTTCCTGTAGAATAGTTAATTTCAGTAATTATCCTGTATAACTTATCCCTACCGTCATATACTAAAGCTCCTTTCACCCATTCTCCGTTATCAGTCCTCTTTGCCTTGAATAAATATCTTTCTTCCATCTATTCCACCTGCCTTCACAATTTCGATTGCTGCATTAACTGTTATCTTCGTACCCTCACAAGGTAATCCGTCAAAGTATGTCCCTTTTTCTGCTTCCAGCTGCTCTACAACCTCATCTACATCATACGCAGTTGATTGACTATCAATCTTTTCTGCCAAGGTGCTAAGCATATCATTACTGCCTGTTTTTGTAAGAAGAATATCTATAAACCATTGTTGTGATAACTCTTCTTTTAGCTCATCTGCATTAATCAATCTCATTCTTCTTTCTCTCCTATTCTGCTTCTGATTGAAGCCATTGTAATACGCCATTTGCACAAGTTTCTTTCATGCATGTGCTTTCTGATTCGTAAGCACATTGTTCACACGTATTTTTAGTATTAATCAATTCTGCTAATTCTTCATCCGACATATTCCTTATCCTGTCGGCATTGGTCTGTCTGCTGTCACATCTGCAGCAAGGCTCATCGTCTCTTGTGTTGCTGTTGTGCTGGCAGTTACAAGCATGGTTTGTTTCATAATTCTGTATGCTTGCCACTTCTGTAAAAGCTGTGAGCATATCGGCAAAATATTTCAGCATACTATCTCTGTCAATGTTGTTCTTATCTGCCATAGCACATACACTTGCTAATGTGTCAGTTACTATGCTCTGTAAATCTTCCATTTCTTTGTCTGTGAGATTGGTCTGCTTATCATTCATTTCCTCCACCTCTCAGTTCTTTCAGCTTTGCTTCGGCTTCTGATTTTGTGAGGAATACTGTTTTGCCTATATCAGAACTTTTAAATCTTCTATCAATTTTGTTATATTCCGTAATTGACGAATACATTACATCACTGTCACAATCAATTCCACAAATGCTTGTTATCCTTGCTTCTATAGGGAAATGTGCCATTGAAAAAGCAGATTTAATAAAGTAAATTTTATCTCCTCTATTACAAGGCAATTTTACAAGTCTGCCCTGCTCCTCTAAGTCCTCATAATCTTTGAGCTTAAAGTACACCTTTAGCCAGTATTCGGCATTATCAACCAATGTCGGTATTTCTTTGTTGCTATCTGTTAATCTCTCCATTTATTTCTGCTCCTTTCTACCAACGTGTAATAGCCAGTCAATAAAATGTAATATAAAAAATAATGGGTTTAGCACAAATGCAATTATAAATATCAATGTACAAGCAAATATGTTGAAGTTTGTACATTCATATATCTGCCTTGGAGTAACTGCAACATTATCATAGTCCCCAATCGTTGCAAAAAATATAATGATAATAAATATGATGTAAAAAGCTAATATTAGCATTGCTTCTCCTTTCTGTTTCCCTTCAATTTGCATTGCTATTGTATTTATTAAGACCATCCATCAGGATAAAAAACAGGAATACCATTATGTAAATATTCAGGACATTTCACTCCACAATCATATCTATCTCTATCCTTTTGTTCCATAGCAGAAACTTTTTCATCGTTATCCTCATACCATCTTAATTTATCCATGCAGTCAACATCGTACTGTATCTTTTTTATACAGCCATTGCATTTTTCTTTGTCTAATATCGCAGTTTCTAATGCAGTTCCTCTATGATACCTATGGACATTGTCACAATCTATACAAGGATCGTTACCGGACAATCGCTTATTTTGTAACTTTACTTCTGGATGAAATAACTCATATAATTTATTTGCCATTATATATAATCTCCTTTCTAAAACGGGCACTCATTAGGATTTTTCAAATCCCAACTTTTCCCTGCTGCCGCAACATCTACATTTGCCCCGCAAGCGACTTTTTTCATCTTCTCGATGAAACTATTTCTATCAGAATTTTCACTTGATAAATGGCACATTATGACATTCTGCAAGCTATCTGAATAATTTGCCTTAACAAAATCGCAAGCTGTATCAATGCTTAAGTGACCTCTGAATACGTGATTAGCTTTGCCTGCGTTGTCTCTGTCGATTAAATCCTTGTTATAATTCACACCTAAGAGAATGTGGTTTATGTCCTTAAACTTCCACTTGATTAGTTCGCAATCGGTTATGTAAAGCATTCTCCCCATTTCCTTGTGAGTAATCAAAAAGCCGAATATCGGGCAAGGTTCGCCATTTGCATTTGTGTGCGTCCAATTTCCGTCTATTGTTGTTAAATCAAATGCCTGTACTCTAAAATCTCCATTACCAATTTTCATAGGTTTTTTGCTTATGTATGGTGCGAATACAGGTATTCCCATTCTTCTTAAAGGATAAACTGATAACGAATGGTCAAGGTGTTTATGGGTGCATAACACACCCACAACATCTTTAATGTTCCAATCTAAGCCTTTTTTAATCTCCTTAATCGGTATTCCACAATCAAGGATAAGTGTTTCTCCACTGTTAGAAGTTAGCAGATAGCAATTTCCGGCTGATGATGAGCCTAAGCATTTTAATTTCATACTCACACCTCGATTTCATCATCCTGTGGGAACTGAAAAACATTCATATCACGATATGCCCGGTTATACCCTGCAAACTCATCAAGCTTGAAAGATTTTTCCATATGTTCCGCCGTTCCGTTTGCTAAAACTTTAAGAACCTCAAGTGCCTTATATTGTTCTCTCAACATTTCCATAGCCTTAATCGCCTTTGCTTCGGTGGAATATTCAGCTAACTTTGTGCCAATCGGTGACGATGAATTTTGGCAATAGATATATGCCACTTCTACATCTTTATATTTCCCACCAGACATAGATAATGAAAAATAATCATAAGGAACATCTATTGTTCCATCCTGTGAAATTACTCTCATCCGTAAAACTCCTTTCTAACGTCAACTGCCTTACACTTTAATTTGTAGCCCCAATCATCAATCGGCGGTCTTTTACTCGGACAGCAGATAAACTCTCTGCAAATCCTAGGTCTGACTGAATAAATCTCGCATTTTTCTTTTGACTTATCGTCATTAAGGAACGGACAAGTCATATCCATTGTTGGTGTAGCTGTCGGATAATTGTGCCTGTGTTCCTTGATATGATGTTTCTTGATGTACTTGCGGATTGTTGCAATTTCTTCTTCCGTCATAGGAAGTAAGTTGCTGCAACAATTACCGCATTGAGTACATTCTCCGTTGCAAGTCAGGTCATAAGTGCCATTATTCATATCAGCCATCATCTGTTCTAAACTTGCTGATTTCATAGGCTTACTCCTGCATAAATGGTGGCAATGTGCTATCTTCTGCCTGTTTTTCGGTTACTTCTGTGACGGTATCTTCTGCAAATTCTACTGAATTAGCATTATTTGTGATTTCCTGTGCAACCTCTGACTGTACGTTTTCAATAGAATAATTCTTGTCTGAAAAATCTCCGTCAATAATCTCATCAGAAGTATATAAGCCCATTGAAATTTCTGGGCAATATCTTCTTGAAAAGAATGAAGCGGCACGATACGCAAGCATTACCTGTGGCATTGTTTTCCATTTACTTCCGTTCTTTCCTACCCAGCCCTCTGCAACTGCCATATCCATGTCAACTATCGGCCCATCTATTCTTTCTCCGTTCTCAAATGCGTAACACATACAGCTAAAAGGCTTTCCGTTCTTGTCGGTTTTTTCTTCAAAATGCAAACTATTGTCATACTTGTGGCTAGTGTTTATCATTCCGATAAGTGCCTTTGCGTTCCAACCAGGCTTACCCTGTATAACATCAAGGTTTTGCATTACTAAAAATGGGCTTGTTTTCATCCTTATAGCAAGGTCAATCGCTATCATACAGTTAGCTTCGCTTTTCTGATATTCTCTTGGAACTAATGTAGATTGCGATAATGCCTTTGCCATTTGATATGCCATTGTAAAATTATCGGATGTACCGAAAATTCCAAGACTAAAGTCCGTTACCTTGTTAATGTGCTGCACTTCTGTTTCTTCTTTCTTTTCTATAACTGATGTATTCTCTGCCATAATTAATCCTCCTATAATCCAAGTAACTTTTTGAGTTCTTCTTTCATTTTCTCTGTTTTCTCTCTCTCGTTTTCTCAATTTCGTCACTTACCTGCTCCTTGCTTTTATCAGCAAGTCTAATCACTGCTTTGTACTCTTCTTCTGAAACTAACTCTTTAAGTATATGTAAAATAGTAGTTACCTCCGCTAAAACTTTGTCTCTTCTGCCTTCAATTATAACTTTTCCGCCTTCTGCTTTAATCATAATTATTCCTCACTTTCTTCAAACTCTTTCAACTGTTCTGCTAACTTCTTGCACTCATCCGCAACATATTCTTCGGTGCGGATAACATCATCAATCGGATATTTGCTTTCTACCATTTTCTGTAGTTGATACTCTTTTCTATGGCTCGGAAACTTCTGCATCGCATAATCCAAATCCAACTTATCTCCTGCGTGTCCGCAATCAAAACCAAACCACCATAAATCACTTTCTATCGGATAGTTTGAATTTTCTCCACCATCCGCAAAGGTAATACCGCCGTGGCATTGAAAATATGCTTCAATTCGTATTCTTTCGTCTTCATCAAGACAAGCTCCAAGCAAAGGAAAAATACCGCTTATTTTTCGGTCTCCGACATCTGCTTTCTTAATTTCAAGATAGTCTGAATACTCTTTACCATATAAAGGGTGGTTTTTAGGAATGCCTACATATCCGCACCTATGCCCCATCACATTGAATGTAACGACACATTTATATCCTGCGTGTTCAAACTCTCGTTCTACAATATATCTATCATTCATAGTGCTTATCCCTCCACAATCTCTAATTTCTCACTATCATTTACAATCAGCATAATCAACTGGCTATCCACCATTTCAGCAACTTTCTTCTGATTATCCGTACTAAGGCTTTCAGAATCATCTAAGATAATAGGAACTGATATGCCACTAATCTTCTGAATTGAGTTGCAAATGTCTACTCTGCCTAAAATCCTGTTGCCCTTGTTAGACATAGTTGTTAAAATGCTCTTTCCGTCAACAGTAGGTATGCAACAGCTCTTGTAATTACCATTCTTAGCATATTCAAATAACTGCCACTTAACTAGTCCAAAATGACTATTTACTGCTTCTGTCAAGGCTTCATTCTTTGCCTTGTCAAGTTCATCAAGCAAATCAAGGATTTTCTCGGCATTGGCTTTATTCTGTTCAGAATCAATCCTTGTCTGCTTTAATTCTTCAAGCCGCTGTTCGTCTGCTGCCGTATCAGACTTTGCAATCTCGGATTCACATTCTGCTAACTGCTGCCTTAAAGCTGTTTCCTGTGCTTTTAATTCTGCCTTGATTGCTGAAATATCATTAGCCTTGTGCATAGCCTGTTCCTTTTCAGCTATCTGCTGTTCAAGTGCCTTGTATTCATCTGTTCCTGTCACATCAATGCTTGCAGGAAGTGCGGATAACTGATTTTCAAGGTCTGCAATAGCTGCATTCAGCATTTCAAGGCTTTCCTTGTGCTCTGGCAACTCTGCTTCAAGGTCTGCAAGTGTTTTCTTCTCCTTGCTCAATCTGTCTGCGTAAAGGTTTCCGTTATCTGTGATGGCCTTTAGCGTGTCAGCCTTGTGCTTCTTAAAGTCGGCTCTTAACTGCTCTTTTTTATCCTCACTGTATTCATTACCGCAGCAAGGGCAGATAAGGCTGTTCTCATCAAACTGGCGATTGTTCTCCTCCGTCCACTTCTTACGTTCCGCATTGAGATATCCGGTTATGCTCTCAATAGTCTGCTTCGACAATTCAATGCAGTGTTCTGTCTCGCTGATAGTCTTTTCTGTCTGCCTAACAAGAAACTGCTTATCAGAAATCTTGTCCTCAATTTCTCGCCTAGCATTAACATTTTCTTCATTAGCCTTGCGTGACATATCACTAAGCTCAAACTTAAGATTAAGAACATCCGAACTAGCCTTGTCATATTCAGCCATCAGCTTGTCATTGTCAGTCTGTTTTGCCACGCAATCAGCAATCTGTTCTTTAAGGCTGTTCTTCTGTAATTCAAGGTCAGATACTTCAATAGCCTGTTTAAGCTGAATGTCACGCTCCTTCTCTTCAATCTGCCCTTTCAGCTTTTCGGCATTATCATCAACATCTTTTTTAATTTTATTTTTCATAGCACGTATTTCTTCGTATGTGTATTTTTCAAGAAGTGGTACTAATTCGGCAAGTTTGCTTTTAGACTTTGCCATATCAAGGTCGGTTGTTTTCTTTGCTAAACTGAAAAGATATTCTCTCATTTCCTTTGGCTTCTGCGTAAGAAATACATTGATATTGCTACACATTTTGAAAATGTTCATATTAACATCAAGATATTCATCGAATGCCTTTAATGTCTTTGAAACGCTGTTGATATAATATGAATTAGGGTCTTTTACAGTTGTTATAACAACTCCGTCCTTTATCGCTTCTTCATAAGTACGCTTCTGTACTTTCTTCATAGTTATTTCTTTTCCGTCAACATCAAGTGTAAGTTCAACACTTGTGTCCATATCATCAACGGATTTTCCGTCAACCTCTCGCCTGACAACCGGATTATCTTTTAATTCATAATCACAGTTAAACAAGCACCACAGATAAGCCGTTGCGATAGTTGACTTGCCGATACCGTTCTTAGCCATAATCTTTGTAATGGCATAGAAGTCAAATTCCGCGTGTGCATAGCACATAAAGTTTTCAAGCACGACTTTTTTTAGTTCCATAAACTATCCTTTCTACCATTCAAGGTTCATAACTGATACTTCAAAGGCTGTTTTTTTCTCGCCATTCTTCATATAATCCCTTGACTGAAATCTGCCTGTAATTCCGATTCCTGTACCCACGGCAATATCATCATTAATTACTTCCGCACTGTGTTCCCAAGCTATGCAAGGGATATAATCGGATTTCCAATTATATTTCCTGTCAACGGCAAGTGAAAAATCCGTAATTTTCTTTTTTGAAAAAAGGGTTTCTCTGATTTCTTTCTTGATACACACAATTCCCTCAAGAGCAACTACGTTTTCATCAATTCCTGAATAAATCATACTTTCCGTTGCGTAAAAGTACACTAACAGGTGTCCGTCAGAATTTCTGCTTCTGATTTCTCCGTTAAGGGTTATCCTGTCATCGGTGCTGTCGATAAGATTATCCTTTTTGATTATTACAGGAACCATATCATAAGTCCCACTCTCTCTTTTGACCGATATATCAAAAGTGTAAAATTCTTCTCCATTTTTAGCTGTCCAAAGCAAATAAGGGGGAGTTGTCATTGTTCCGGACATTCTTGCGTTATTCATTCTTCTCTCCTTTCTGCCTTGGTTATTTTGCCATCTTCAATTACAAAACTAATAGGCAGTCCCTGTGAGATTTTTTCCAAATCTCCAACTGGCATTTCGTTAAAATCTGTTATTATCATTCACTCATTCTCCTTATTCTTTCCAATTCTTCTAAAATAATGCTTGCATAGTCGCTTTCTGCTTCATACTTTGCATTAGGTGTCCCTGTTCTGTAGTAGTTCAAAGCAATCCGGGTGTCCCCATTAGCTTCTTCCATGCAAAGGCTCATAATGTAACAAGCCATCTCGGAATTATCTTCAAGGGAATACTTGTAGTTATGCAAGCCATTCTCGTTAGCTGTTTTATTCCAAGTTTTAGCATTAATCTGAAACATTCCGTAGTCCCCGGATATAGGGTTATATGCTGTCATCTGATAACAGCTTTCCTGTTTTGCTACAGCTAACATCAAGTCATAATCAATGTTGTATTTTTCACAGGAGCTTCTTATTATTTCTCTGTCGCTCTTGCTTAACGGAATAAAACTGTACTTGTCTTTTTCAACACATAAGTTATAATCTGGTGTGAAATATTCCGTTGTTTTTTCAGTTTCAAAAGTTTCCGTTTCAATCTCACAAGCAACTGTTTCATTTTCGGTAGAAATTGTTGCCTTGGTTGCTTTTATCTTCCCTATCACAATGGGAATAATCACAAGCACAGCTGCGGAAACATTAATTATTGCTTTTCTTTTATTCATCTTCTCTTTGCCCTTGCATATCTATCAATCGTTTTCTGCTTCTTGCCGTCTTTACTTATAAGTGTTACATAGCTTCCACCGTCATCTTTAAGCAACATCCATTGACTAGGAATAAGTCCATAGGCAGATACGGCAATTTTCAAATCTCTTGTTAAGGCTTTAGGCTGTTTCATTCTTAACTCCTTTTAAGAACTTATTAACAAAGTAGACCTGTGCTTTGCCGGTTACCTTTGGGGTTCTAGTAGTCACATTACATCCACTGCCGTTTATGTGAGTGCTTTCCTTTCAAATAAACCCATTTCTATAGACTTCTGCGTTGGCATATTCCATTCTGCGCCCTTGCGCTTGATAAGATAACCATTAGCTCTCAACCAATCAAATAATCGTTTCTGCCCTATCTGATAGCCATTCTGACAAATTAACTTCGCTAAATCTCCAACAAGGATTGATGTATGGCTTGTTGCTACGGCATCCGCAAAAATTTCTTTAGGTTTCATCTGTTCAATTCTTGCCTGCTTCTGCTCGATTATCTTGTCTCTTTCAGCTATCTTGTTATTGGCTACAAGAAGTGCCTTTGCCATAAGTTCTTCATCAGATAATGTTTCCTGCCCTGCTATGTAGCCACCGTTCTTTCTGATTGACGGAAGGACCTCCGATGTTACCCACTTCCTAAATTTCCTTGCACATTCTTTCCTACTCTCAAGAATCACATCGTACAAGCCATCTTCGTTTACAAATAATGTATTCTGCATTCTTCCTAAGGAATCTTCGATGGGGTAATTTGAAATTACCTCGTCAGAAAGTCTTTGCTTTACACCTTTTGCAGTCAAATCTAATGCTTTGCATAAATCCCCAAGACAAAACATAGGCTCATCATCTTTTGTAATTGTCCGGATTTCTCCAAACTCTTCATTGTTAAAAATCTGTAATTCCATATATTTACTCCTTTTCTTTTTTTTCTTCCGAGCCGTCAGCAAGGCTTTCTGTCTTGCCAAGAATATATCCCTTGTCAAACTCTGACATTTTCGGGATTGCGTCTTTCAACTTTTCAACTATCTGTCTTTCTTTTTCGCTCATACGTTACACCTCCTTTGTTGACTATGTGATTATTTTATCCCACAAAGAAGAGTTTGTCAATACTTTTTTCTTGACTATGTGGGATTTTTTTGATATATTTATCTTGAAAGGAGGTAAAGAACATGAAAGACCGAATAAGACAGATTCGAAAAGAAGTAAAATTGACGCAAACGGAATTTGGAAATCGAATTGGTGTTAAAGGAAATACTATCGGGAACTATGAATTAGGATTGCGAAATCCGACTGACGCCGTCATTGTTTCAATATGTAGAGAATTTAACATTAACGAAGAATGGCTGCGAACCGGTAATGGAGAAATGATGAGTCCTGTTTCTAAGGATGAAGAAATTTCAAAATTACTTGGGGAAGTCATAAGAACTAACGAAAGTGATTTCCGTCGCCGATTGATTTCGGCTCTCGCCCGATTAGATGACAAGGGTTGGAACGAATTAGAGAAATTAATTGATTTAATCTCTGAAAATAAGTAAAGAAAAGCCAAGGGCAATGCGCAAACCCTTGGCTTTTTCTTATCTGTTAAGTAATGTTTTAATAAACTCATATATGGTACTAAGCCACCTGCGATTATTGCATTGCTCAATCATTGTAATAATTTGACATTTGTATTCTTCTTTTTCCATTTCAACCCTCCCAAAATACAACTAAATAGCGATAACCTAATATTAGAACAAATGTTCTGTATTGTCAATAGTAAAATGCTGTCATATAATTTACTTTATAAATATATCATAACTGTTTTTATTGCGATGATAAACAAATCGCAAGTTTCGACAGTTTACTTTATAAAAGACTAAGGAGTGGTTTATATGGATGATATGATATGTGAAAGATGTGGGAATAAAATGCACGCATACGAAAGAGAAATTAAAGATTATACCGGGGCTGTAATCAGAAAAGAAACGTATATGCAATGTCCGTATTGCATTATACATTATTCAAAGGAAAAGTATAATCAGAGAGAATATAAGATAGCAAGCTACTTCGGAATGTTTCTTTCTGCTTTAATAATTATAGGCACACTTGTTCCATTTGCCAAAACATTGGGAGCAAGCTATAACCTTTTTAAAATATCCATTCCGGAGGGATGTTGTTGCCTTATAGCCGGATTGGCTGCATTTATGTTCTTATATAAAGAAGCTCCTATCGGTGCAGTTTTTAGTTTTATCTGTGCATTGGTTTTTTCTTCGGCAGGAATAGGATATACCCCGGAAGCCGAAAAATTATTTAATGCTATTGGCACAACCCCACCAATCGAAAGAACAGCCGGGTTTTATATGATTATAGTTTCTTCTTTATTAGGGCTTGCAACCTCTTTGTATTGCCACGTTAGGAAGAAGCAGTCATAAATTAAAGGTAAGGGAATCTCCTTACCTTTTCTTTTTTAGGGACACTGCCAACGCCAATCAAACAGTGCCCCACCAGAACTTGAAATTGTCCCCTTAGAGGACTTTTTTAATTTATCACGTTTATAAAACCGATTAAAGGCGGTTCAATTCGCAAGTTTCGACACAACATCTTTTATTTTGCAATTAATCAAGCTGTCTGCCTGACTTGTCATAGATGTGATAACCTTTATTCTTGTTTCTTCCCCATTCGTCGAAAGCTAATGCGAATGAGTGGAATGAACCCTTGCTTGACTTTTCATTATGAAAAGATGTTCTAACCCTGTAATAGTCATTACTTGTACTAGGATAAGAAGCATAGCTGTATCTTGCAAGCTCTCTCTTAACTGTAATCTGTTTGGTATTGGTCAGCTTCACGTTATCAACGTATGCTTCTACATTGTATGTTCCGTCAGCTAATGCAACCGGGCAAGTATCACTGAATCCTACCTTGTCGGTTGGATAGCCTGCTTCTAATACGTCTATTCTTGACTGATTAGCTTTTATATCATAAAGATAATAATTTACACCAGCTTTGGATATTTTGATTTTGACATCTCCACTTCCACCATAAGTCCATCCGCTGACAAATAATCGGTCTTTGCCATCCATTTTTGCCACATCTAAGAAGCCTACAACATTTTTACCAGGTTCAACGATTGGCAAATCTGCGTCAAGGTAAGGTTCAGGATTGAGCCAATCGAAGTTCCTTGTATCGTGAATACCGATTGTCACATTAAGGCTCTTGTATTTTCTAACCTCAAAATGAACGTGTGCTCCATAACTGAATCCTGTGTTACCCATATAGCCTAATATTGTACCTTTCTTGATTTCCTGTCCTTCTTTGACTTTAACGCTGTTGAGATGAGCATACAACGTCACATAACGATTTTCATGCTCTATCATAACATAATTTCCATAACCCATTCCCTCTGGGTCATGAACACAGTTCGTTCCTGTCATCTTATCCATAACTTTAACAACCGTTCCGTCAGTATGTGCTATAATACTATCACATTGATTGGTTTTCTTTACAACGTCAACACCGATAGCCCATCCATTTCCCGAATGAACTTTGTCATAATGTTGCTGATAAGATTGTGTAATCTGATTTTCACCAGTTCTTAAAATTCTTGACATGATTAAGTCTCCTTTCCTTTACTATGCAATGTCTACAGAACCAAATTCTTTAACGTAAGCGTCTACGTCTTTAATTCCGAGATATTCCTTGACTTCTTCAATTCCCATAGGCTGTATTCCCTCGCTTGAAGTTCTGAAATACGCCCCATTTTTGGTTTTATATAAGGCTTCCATATTCCCTATGTAAACTACCTCTGATGTTGTTGTATCATACAGTTTTTCATTAATTATTGCTTTCATTTTTCGCCTTTCTAACCAATTTTGAATATCAAGACACTATAGGTCCTATAACCAGGAACAGTAACAGTTGAGCTAGCGTCTTGGCTTTTTGCTACTAATTCAAAATCAAAACTTTGTTCACCACTAACACCAAAATTATGTACTGCAAGCACTCTTTCATAAGTGGTTGAATTTGTACGTGCAGTCACAAGTGCATTGCCGTTGGCTAATAATTCAATGCGGCTAGTGCCAGTATTTGTTGATATTACTGCCGAAATAATCGCAATGTAAAACCCGTGAGTAAGAGTTGCGCTATCTTTCCAAAGCGATACTGAACTACCTTTTTTTGACGCTCCTGCGCCATAATTATTAATACTGAAAATGGACTTGCCTCTTATTTGAGTGGTTGTATCTTTTAACCCTTGTAAGCTCACTTGCTTATCCGTTCCTAATCCTGCGATAATGTCGCCTTGTGCTGTGATTTTGCCAGAAGCCTCAATATTTCCTGTTGTTTCATCTCCTACATCTCCTATACCTGCCTTAACATATATACTTTTAACATATAAATTTTGCCAAGTTTGTTGTTCGGAACCAAGACTAGGAAAAGCTGCCCTATAGCCAGACGGAGTAGGCACACTATCGCCTGCCGGAGCTGGAATTAAGTCGTCAATAACTTGTTTTGCCCTAAAGTAATTTGTGCTAATCCCCATCATATCTGTTTCAAAAGACGTTATTTTTGTTACAGTTTTTCCGTCTTGACTTCTATCGTAATACCCACATCTGATAGTCGGACATCGGTAAGTAAAAGTTCCTACTCCTCCACCAATGTTAATTTGTCCGGCTCCGTTTGGGGTTATTTCACACCAAGCCTTGTAACTTCCTGTTATGACTGCGGCACTGCTATTCCATTGGTCTACCCAATCAAGTTCTCTTGAAAAGCCGTTTTCCGTAATGTTGAAATCTGCAATCTTACCACTTGTCGATTCCAAATATGTACCATACAGTTTAGCACCTGTAATAGTTCCGCTTGCGGTAATGTCTTGTGCAAACAGATTAGTAACGTCAATCTGTTTGGCTTTTATAGAATTGGTTGTAATTTTCCCACCGTCAATCGTGGTGGTGTTCGGACTGTAGATATTCTCTTTAATCTCGTCAGCGGTTTTCTTTGCACCTACAACCACACTATTTGTACTGATAGCATTTATAAATGCTTCTTGTGAAGTAATCGTTGAAATTACCGCATTATCAGCGAATATGTTCTCAACATCAAGTTCATTTGCGGTTATGCTACTTGCGACTATCTTATCCGCATTGATTGTACGGTCAGTAAGTACATATCCGTCTAAACTGTCAACTGTAGTGCTTGTCAGTTCGCCAAGGTTATTGAGTGCATAAAGTAATCCTTTTTCTGAACCCTTGAGAAGTATTCTATCCGCAACAAGTGTTCCTGCGGTTATCTTGTTTGCATTTACCTCTACGCTGTCAAGAAAGCCTGTTATATGTCCCTCAACTACGGTTGCACGGTCAATCAATCCAACATTTGCAAGCAATGTAGCCACGTTTGCGGTTTCAATGTTTGTGAGTTTGATATTGGCATACTTTATGTCCGCTTCATCTGCTGTCATATAGCCTAACTTTGCAACCTCTGTTGATAATTGGTTCGTATCTAACTTTCCTTTTATGACCGCACTATCCGCCGTTAAGTAGCCAAGTTTTGCTACTTCTGCCGATAATTCGCTAGTGTCTAACTTTCCCTTAATCACAGCACTATCAGCGGTCAAATAACCTAACTTTGCAACTTCCGCAGATAACTCATTTGCGTCTAATTTCCCCTTGATTATGGCACTATCTGCTGTCAGATAACCAAGTTTAGCAACATTTGCAGACAAGTTATCAGTAGTGATGTTGTTTGCGTTTATTTCGTCGATTTCAGCCTGTATAGCTGTTATTTTATCTGCTGTTACTGTGTTAGCTCTTACCCATTCAGCGTCGACTTTGGTCGCAACCACCCTGTTTGTCAGTAACAAGTCAGTTGTCAATCTATCCATTGCCGTTGTGAGCGGTCCCGAATAATTACTTGCTTCTCCGTCGGCATTTCCTACCGCTTTAACCTTTGTTTCGCTTGCGGTAAAATCTTGATTGAGTGTCATACAAGGCACTCTTATTGTGGTTCCGTCAAGTAATGTCACTTTAACAACGTCTGTCACATCAAGGCGAATGTCATCAAGCATACTAATTTCTGCCGGGCGGTACGTTAAGTCTTTCATAGGCCCGTAATAAACATTTTCTGCGTCTTTTAGGTCTGTAAGAGGGTTAGAGCAATAAATGACATTAGGTTCACTACCTGCAAGCCATTTTGTGTCGCTGTTTACAATAAATTCAACGCCTGTTACTTTGTAATCACTGCTGTCTTTTTTCAAGCTCCAAAATGAACTAAGTGTTTTTTCAACCGGTTTTCCAAAATTGTACCACCCAAAATTAAGCACACCCTGTCTATCAAAGTAGGCAAACTCTCCAAGCATAGAAGCGATGTACCCTATCATTTCTCGGCAGGTATATCCTTTAATGTAATTTCTGACAGTTCCGCCGGTGTAACTGAAATTTACTGTAACGCCGCATTGTTTGGCAATGTCATCCACAACATTCTTAAAGCCGTTAGGGATAGCCACTTTCGGTTCATATAGCTTGTCAAGAAGTCTCATTCTGTCATAGGCTTTGAACGAAATTATTCCGTCATCTTCTGTCGGCTCTTGCATTATCTTATATATACCCATTGGTATCATTTCACTATCAATACCGCAGTATAATGCCATTTCCCTGTTTGCAAGAACCTTGTCATATTCAATACTTGCTTCTATGTAAGAAGAATTGGTCGAACCTATCTGTATTCTGCTTGTGCTGTTACTCCCACTATATAATTTAAGCGACTTAATGGTTTTAATAACCACTCCGTCGCTGTCAAGTAATCGTAATTCTTTGTTAATTGGTTCGCCGTTGATAATTGCGTCTGTTAATGCTTCACTTGTAGAATACATTCAACCACCTACTCTTCGATAAATTCACTCATTGTCTCCATTAATTCTGCTTCTATTTCAATTTCTGAAATATCCGACAGCTTGATTTTTGAGAAATCTATGTCCTGTTCGGCATTTTGCAAGGATATGAACTCCTTTGCAAATTCCTCTTTATCTGAAATAACATAATTGCCATTTTCAATCTTTGCATTTCCCATTTCATCTTTTTCAGCATACGTTTCCAAGAGGTTACGTCTTGCTTCATCAAAAAGCTCGATGGCATTTTTAAGCGCCTTTGCATTTTTTATGATTGTAAAAGCCGTATCTGCCTTAAATTTGTATTTTTTGATTGCCTGAATGTCATTGTGCATTTTTGCAATTTGTGAGTTTGTATAAGTCATTTTCATTTGCCTACCTTTCTATAATGTCGAATGATAATTCACTGTATCTTACGTTTGACAATTCGTCATTGTAACTGTAAACCGGTGTACTGATAGAGCCGACGTAAAAATTCTTTTTAATAAAATCAGTTCCATTTGTTGGGATGAATTTTGCGCTAAAAAAGTCGGACTGTTCTAACAATCCGACTATCTTGGCTACTTTTTCTTGCGATAAAGGTATCGTCTTTGCCTGTAACTTCCATTTTCTTGCCACAATTCTTCCGACAAACGTTGCTTCGCTGTCTATGCTTCGCCCTGCCTTGCTGTTCCATATTGATTCGTGACTTGGCTGCAAGGACTTAATATAAGGCGAAATATCCACATCATTTATTTCTAAAAACATCCTATTCCTCCTTTATACTGTCCAAGGCAAGTCGCCTGTTTGTCTGACATACTCATTGGCTTGTCTTCTAACAGTATTGAAAATTCCGTTTTCATTCGGAACAATTACAGTTTCCTTGTTGAGCAATTCTCTTAAAAGGCGGTTCTGCTCCTGCATAAGTGCCACCTGTTCTGATGAACTGTATTCGGCAGTAACTTCATTGCTATAACTAGCAGAATAGTCCGCATTATATTCTCCAAGGCTTTCAGGGACGCTAGCAATCTTGTCGCTCCAACCTGTTACCATCTGATAGGTTGCTTTGGCTTGATTTTCAAAACCTATGTCATATCCCTCAAGTGTCCATTTACCATATTGCTTGAAGAGTTTTGATGGAGAAGAAATTTTAAATCCTTTTTTGAAGATATTCTTAATTCCATCTGTAACAGTTTCTAAGCCTTTCTTAACTCTGTTACCCCATTCGGCTTTTAATCCTTCAAGGTAACCTTGAATACTGTATTTACCATAGCTTGTGAAATCTGATTTTGTATTAAATGGTCCTGCTATTTTATGTGCCGCCTGTTGTGCCACTTGAACACCATACTGTGTCTTAGCAGGGTCTCCTATTCCACCGATGTAATTGCTTATGGAAGTTGTTCCTATTCCTTTCCATTTACTAGGATTAAAGCCTTCTTCCATTTTGCCCGAAACTGTTTGGCTAGTGGCATCAGTATTTTTCAAAATGTCACTTACACTTGTTATATTTTCAGCTAATTCCTTATAACGTGTCTTTGTATCGTTGGCTTTTTGCTCTTGATAAGCATACAACGATGTTTGGGTGTCTATTGCTCCGCTTGCAATAGAGGTATAATAATCAAGCTGTGTCTCAAGATTTGCTAATACATCTGCACTTTCCCTGTATTTTTCGTTAAGTGCTTCGTAGTTTGCAGTAGCGTCTCGCCACTGCTTTCCTACGTTTTTACTACTAGCAGTTATTTCTGCTATTTTCTTATCCGACTTTCTAAGTCCGTTTGGCAATGTATCATTAAATGCTTCATCTGCGTACTTGTCGTACATATCCCAAAACTTATTTGCTACTTCTGCCGTGTCTTGAATGACTTTTTTGCCGTCTTTACTTAATATAGGTTGAAAATTGCCATATCTGTAATGTTCGGCAAGGTATGTCCTCATTTGGTCTTGTCCAATCTGATATTCAGCTTGAAGATTAACCGCTTTCTGCTGTGCTTTTTTCGTTTCACTCTTGTTTTTGTCATAAGTGCTACGCTGTTCCATAATGAGGTCTGTTGTCTCGGTTATTCCCTTTGACGCAGCTTCCTGTAAACCTTTTGCTTTTAATGCGTCTATGACATCGTAAATCTTCTCTTTTTGGTCATCCAAACTACTGTTTTCATCATCAAGTATTGTTTTGAACTGTTCTCCGCCCTCTTCGATAAGTATTTTTTTGTACTCATCAAGTTTCTTTAAGGCTTCTGTGCTCTTGTCGGCACCATCCGCTAACTCAAAGTATTTATCTGCTATTATTTTGAGTTTGTCAGCTTGTGTGGTGGTATCATTTTTTTGGAATGAATCGTAAATTCCGTCAGCAAGTTCTTTTATCTTGTCATTTGAGGTGTTAATGTCATCAACAAACTTCTGCGTTGTTTCATCGACTTCTCCTCTAGCCTTTTCGTAAAGTTCGGCAAGTCTACTGTAATAATTGTTTTCCCCAATCAGAATTGTTGCCGTAATTGCTGGGATTGCCATAAGTGGAGAAGTAAGTCCACTCATAAATGCACTTCCTACCTTTGAGCCTGCGTAAGTGGCTACGCTTCCAATTCCGCTCACCAGATTACCAACCGACATTTGAGCTTTAAAACCGCCAAAGAAACTTGTTGCGGCTGTCTTTGCCAACTTGCCCATTCCTACGGCAAGTCCTATTTTTGCTACAGTTCCCCAATTAATTTGTTGTAAGAGTTGCCCGATAAAGCTAGCAAACTGTTTCCAATTAAGTGTCTTAAAAAAGGTTGTTACAAAATCCCATATTCCATTTAAAATGCCGTTAATTGCACTTGCAAAACTCTTAGGCTTGATATTCTTTATTGCATTGTTAATTAAAGAAGTAAGGTCGCTTGCAAGCCGTTTCCAATTAAAGTTATTTGTAAATCCGGCAACTAAATCTAACGTGTTGGTAATGCTTTTTCCAATGAATGTTCCTGTCTTGTCCCACCCAAAAGAGTGAATACCATTACTAAGTTTTTTAGCAATCGTTTCTCCGGCTTTATAATATTCGCCATTGGCAATTAACTTGCCTATGTTCTTAAGGAAATAAAGTTTACTTTCAAATTTATCCGCCCATTCATTGGCTTTATTATTCATATTGTCAAAGGCTTTCTGCCATACTTTTTCGTATTCGCTTGCGGCTTCGACAATTTTATCTGTTAAATCAATATCCCCGGTTCCTGTGCTTTTACCACTACTATCGCTGTTTTCAGAAAGTTTATTGACTTCATCAAACCCCATAAGAGAAATAGCGGCTTTTTTCGCACTTTCAGCTACTCCGTCATAGCCGTCTGAAATATCTTCCAATCCGTCTGTTGTATCTTTATAGCCACTCTGTCCGAAGCTCTCAAAATCAATCTTAACCCCTGCAAATTGAGCAATACTGACAAGAAGCCTTTTAAAAGCTATTGTTACGCCATTTACAACAGGCATTACTTTTTGCAACACCGGAACAAAGATTTGTCCTAATACCATTCCTGTTTCAGACAAGTTTGTCTTGAATTGTCTAAGCATATTGTTAGGGCTGTTGATAGTGTTTGCTAAGTCGCCCCAAGATACCTTAGATTGGTCAAGAATTGCAATAAATCTTAACTGTTGTTTTTCGGCCTGTGACATTTCACTTACACTCTTAGTTATCCCTAAGTTATAAGCGTATGTCGCCAATGTAGCATTGGTAATATCAATACCATATTTATACAATGCCCTTGACTGACCGATTAAGCCACTTTGTAAGTTCGTGGCTACTGTTGAATAGTCCACGTTAAAAAGCGAGCTTATATCGCCTGCTAACATTGTCATTGACTTTGTTATTGCTGTTGTTGCTTCGCCTGTCTGCCCTAATGAGTTAGTGACAGAAGCTAATTGTGAAGCATACTGTGTTATCTCTTGTATGTTAAGTCCAAGGTTTTTAGCAGAATCCGCTTTGATTAATCCACCTTTGATGTCTACACTTAGTCCTGATAATTTTCCCAAGAGTTCATCAACTCTTTTCGAAAAACTATTTGCGTAGGCTTCTGCATTGTCATATCCGTACTTCTCATACTCTTTGCCCCATTCAGAGCCTATCTTTCCGAAAGCTACAGCTTTGTAGTTAAATGCTTCTATGTAGTCTGCGGTACTTTCTATAGACTTCCAGAGGCTTTTCATTCCTCTTATAACCCAAAAGAAGTTAGCATATAATTTACCAAAAATAGAAGCAAGGCTTTTTACTCCTTTGTGAGCTCTCTTTGCGGCCTTGTTTGTATTGTTCAGCGAACCTTGAAGGCTTGCAGAAGCCGTATTAACTCTGCTTCCTTGGGACGCAAGATTAGCAAGTGAATCCGCAAGTCTTATCACTCCGTTACTTACCGCCGGTGCTCTTGACAGTTGCTGTAGCATTGTTATAAGGCTTGCTGTAAGTCTCGGAATATTAACTGTCGCATTTTGAACACTTCTACTTCCAAGTCTGCTTATGCCCTGTGCAAGAGTGCCTATACTTGCGGCATTTTGAGGAACATTTGCTAAATTGCTAAATGCCCTTGTAATATGCGATAGCGAACTAGCCGTATTGTTCAATGAAACAGTGTTTATACTGCCTAATTTTGTGATATTCTTGGCAAGCCTTGTGAAATCTGCCGTTCCGACATTTTTCATTGCCTGCATTGCTGTCGCAAGTCTATTAACACCATTCGCAAGTCCGGATAATGATGTGCCGTTAATACTACTCAATGTCCCCGACAGCTTTTCAAGCCTTATTATTATATTGTCGATAGCATTGATTGCTTTAGTCGCTGGCGATTGTATTTTTATCTCTAATGAATCTAATTCCATGCCTTGCACCTGCCTTTTTATAAAAAAATAAAGGGCAATAAAACTATTGTCTTATTACCCTTTTTTATGAGTTAAATCCCAATTAGCCTTCATTGTTTTCATTTGCAGTGCAAATTCTTTTCGTTTTCTTTCAATCTCATCTTCTGTTGGTTCTTCGTTATTATTCAAGTTGATAGGTTCGTTAGGGAAATCTACCTTATCTTTTCCCCAAACTCCACTTCTAACACCGAATTTGATTGCTGGGATAAGATAGGTTATAGCATACGTCCACAAGTCTATATTCTGTGCATTTCTCCGTATTTTGTAACCTTTTAGGCAGTATTCAAATTCTGTAGGTGTCATGTGCTTAAATTCTTCTATCGTAATTCCCATAGCAAAAGCCACAGGAAAATATTTTTCCCATATTAGCTTATGGATGTCTATTTTTCGGGATTTTCTTCCGCCATCTGCTTCTCTATGTTCTCCGCCATTGCGTTCAGAGACGATGTTATTCCCGACAGGTCGAAAAAACCGTCTTCTTCCATTGCTTTTATTATTTCAAGGAATAAATCCCTGTAATTTTTCTTGTTTTCACTTAAATATGCTCTTGCTATCTGTTTAGCTTCTTCTCTTGTTACAGCGTTTTTTTCAAGACATCCTGCATATACCGCATCTATACAAGTCTGTGGCATATTTCCGACTGTTATCGCCGCTCCTTCAAGCGCTCTCTGAACCGGATTGCCGTCCATATCTTCAAACATTGAAGAGCCTGTAAGATAATTGAACATTTTCTGAACAATAGTTCTGTCCTCTGCTGCGTCAAAACTAAATCTAAGTGCATATTCTTTTCCATTTGCTTTAATTTCCATAGTTATTTTCCTTTCCTCCTATATCTTCTATAGGAAAGGGGCAGTCCTTAGACCGCCCTTTACTGACTTGTTATTCGCCTATTGGCGTGTAATCCGCTGTTTCTTCCTCGTCAGTCACAACAGCATTTGTTGTATTAAGTGACTGACTGACTATTCCCCCGGTGTAGGTTCTACCTTTGTGTCAGTACCTACCATTTCCTCAATAATGAGATTAAGTGCCATTGTAAGAAGTCCGTTCTGCTCCTTACTTGTGATTGGCAACTTTGAGGGTGGCTGTGCTACAAAGAACTCTGCGTCTGTTATGCCTGGAGTAATCTCCTGGAACCACATTCTCTTACCGCCGGTTAAACCGTTGTAAGCGGTGATAACAGCTTTCCATTCCTCAATAGTTTCGTCTGTTTTGTTTACTGTGACTGTAACTGTGTCAGATACAGTATCTCTTCCGGCAATATTTCTTGTCTGCCTATCCTCAAGCGCCGAAGCGTCTATTGCTTCCGGTGTTACCGTAATTTCGCCAATAGAGTTAATTCTTGAAAGCAACTTAAAGGCTGTTGGCTTTGTTCCTGCCGTTGTTTCAACGCCGTAAGAAAAAGTAACGCCTAATGTGCTTAACCCTGCTACTGCATTTGCCATTTGTCTACCTCCTGTTGGATAAAAAAATAAGAGCATTTCTGCTCTTTGTTGCTAAATTAATCTGTCATTCGCACCGATAACACGGCTAAAACGTGCCACGCTGTGATGTATCTTGTTGTTTATTGAAGTTTCCGGCAATGATTTGCCTTGAAATCTCATTTCTTTAAAAACATTCATAACCGTTGCCATAACCTTACGGCAGTCAGACTTGCTTGTGTTAGTTGTGACATCTACTTGAAATGTCGCCAACAATGCGTTAATCGTCTGTCCGTCAAGTGTCTGTCCTTGCTCTACCGCCGGTAGCAGATGTATGTATACTGTCGGAAATACCGCGGTGCTGTCGCTCACTCCCTCATCAGTAATTCTGACTTTTGGGTATGTCTTTTGTAGGGTTTTAAGGGTTTTAGCCTTGACAAGTGCTACCACTGTACCTTCAAGGTCTATCGCCCAATCGTTTGCATTTGCCATTAACTAAACACCTTCCTTGCTACCTCGATGTACTTCTGTTTTATTTCCTTTTCAGCCTTGTAGACCGGCATTTGTGCTTCAACTCCGCGTGTAAGGATAAGCTCTCCACTATCAGCATAATATCCCCACATCTTTTGAGCACCGTGTCCTTCTCCATACGAACCAATAAGAAAACTAAATTCCTGCCCCTTTGGATGTGGACTTGTGTCTGCTTCGCCATTGTAACAGGCGCCGGCACCAAACTCTATGAACAAAAGCTCCTTGCCCTCCACAACAAGCGTTGCCCTCGCAACACTTGCTTGAACACTTGACGATAGTTCAACGTGGGTGTAATGGCTTGTATCTGAACCGCTTCTTATGCCTTTTTCATCGTATGTATAACTGGCTTTTGCCATATTTTCATCTATGACGGGTATTCCGATTTCAGCTAATTCTCTGACAAACTGTTCTGTCTTTTGAACTAGCCAAGATTTGTATTGCTGTAGCTGTCTAATTGCCTCTTGTATTGAGTTTTCTGATAGAGATACGTTAATTGTATGTCTTGCCATATTACACCTACTTCACAACCGCCTTAAGCATATACTTGGTTGAGTACAATGCCGGCTTAATGCCTACAATCGTGAAATCTGCTGATGTTTCATCAACAAGGCTGTCAGATGTGTATGTAGGCTTGCTATCAAGCCAGATAAGGTCGCCTTTTTGAATAGGTAGTGTATTCCTATCTGTCAGTAAAATAGCGTCAAAATCAGCGGTATCAAAGCCGTATTCTTTACTCTGTGCTTCTCCACCGCTGAAAGCTATGTTTGCTTCAAAATCATCAGGCTTTGAAAAGCCTATTTTCTCTTCAAGAACTTTAGGTATCTTATTGCCGCCATCGTCAAGATAGGGAATAAAGTTACCCTCTGTGTCTGTATATCCCTCATATAGAATATTGCCGTCATCATCTCTTTCGTAGATAGTTACTGTCTGTCCTTGAAGTGAATACTTCATAGCCTGCTTATTAATGCCAAGCATATCACTTCACATCCTTGCCAAATCGCTTCCATAATTCAGACAGTTTTTCCCAACCATACATTGCCACAAAAGCAACAACAAATCCTGCCATAATTGCCGCAAGAATCATGTACCACAGTATTGTCATCTGAACATACTGCATATAGGCAATAAAAGCCGCTACAGTAATACCGATTGACAGGATAAATACTATAATATCTGTAGGCACTTTATTGAATACTCCAATGCCCTTAATTACTTGTGTAATTACAGACACTACAAAAGCTAACGCCCCGACAATCGCTAAGATAATTGTCATGTTTGCGATTAATACCTGCATAATTTCCATTCTTCTATACCTCCTTATCTTCATTAAGCCGTGTTTCCAATCCGTCTATTCGGTGGTGTGCTGACTTTACGCTTTCTTCAACCTTGACAATTCGGCTATCGTGAGAATTAAGTTCTTTTCTCATTTCTATAACTTCATTCTTTATCTCTGTTGTGTTGCCTGATATTGTGTCAAGTTTCATATTTATGCGTGTATTTTCTTTTACACGCTCCGTAAGTTCTGCCTTGTCAGATTTTTTGCTGTTCTTAAGATTAAGTCCTAATGTAAACAGTCCAAAAAAGACGGAAAAAGTAACCGAAATAATACTTATAATTACTGCTGTTGGCATTGATATACCGCCTTTCATAATGAATAATGGCACACCACCCACCACCGCTTAATGTGTGCCGCCTGCTACCATATTGGTAACGCACAATCTTCTTTATAAGACTTTAGCAAAAGGAAATATCCCGACAAATAAACTGTCTCTGTCTTTCCAAGCTCTGCTGATACCATTCTCATTGTAGCTTGCCATAAATGCTTCGCCAGCCTGTGAATGGTCATAGACAGCCAGATTAATAATAACGCTTTGGTGCTTCTTTAAGTCCTCGGCTATCATTTCATCTGTGTAGCTGTCGGGATAATTTCTCTTTGCCTTTACATCTTCTGTAGCCTGTTTAATAAGCTGTTCGATTAAAGGGTTGTCCTCTTTGTTATCAAACACTACCACATCAGATGTTGTTTCATCATCATTCGTGACTGTATCAATATGAAATTGTTTAAGTCTGATTTTAACTTGTTCTAATGTGGTGTATTCCATAGTTTAAGCTCCTATAATCCTAATTTCTCAATTAACAGTTTCTTCAACTCTGCTCCTGTAAGTTCTTCTGCGTTGTCTATACCCTGTTCTGTGGCAATAATTCGTAAATCAGATGTGCTTGTGCGATTAATTTCTGTTTTTGTATATTCGTGTTTTTCTGTCTTGTCGGCAATCGGCTCATTCATATACTGTGTAAAATCTACATCTGCTTTAGGTTTGCTCAACGCAATAAGTGGTTCTCCTGCTCTGTTTTTGTTGCTCGCAAGCTCATCAATCCTAGATTGCTTAACATTCATTCCAAGGCGAGGGTATTTATCCCCCACCCTGTATAAATGTCCGAAATCCTGCAAATCAACAAATTTATGAATTACTCTGTAACTCATAATTTCTCACTCCTTAAGCCGATACTGTTGGTTCAATCGTAGACTTGATAATTCCGTCTATTCTTTCTGCAAAAAGGACAATTCCAGATACAACTGTGTCAGAAGCTGTCATGTTTGAGTAATCCGGTGCTTCGTGAATGCCGATAAGTCCGGTCTGGTCCGATGTGAAGTCAAAGGCTTCTCCAAGGTCGGCACCATTAACAGGTACATAGTAAAGGACTATGTTTTCTTTTGCGGTGGCATAGATAGTTCCCTTTGGTACTTTACTATCGAAAAGAACTGTACCTAATCCAAGGAAGTTCTCAACATAGGTCATGCCAAACGCTGTCTGTAATGTTATCTGTGCTGTTGAAAGATAATCAGCTACATCAAGTGGGTTCATAAAATAAACTGCGTCGATTGCGTCATCTTCAAACTTAACCTGTAACTGTCCCCAAGCCTGTGCAAGTGCCGCCTGGAAAGTTTCTCCCTTGGCTGTTCCTGTGCCAGTTGCAAGGAATGTAAAGAAGTCTCCTCTGACACCTTTCTGCGCGTCAAGTAACATTCTGTCTGTTGTCATCTGTACCGCCTGGTCATAACCACTGTTAATGATTGCTTCCGCAGATGTTGCTTTTCTCCACTTCTTGAGTACGATTTCTGCGTAGTTTACCGCTTCTGTCTGGTACTTTGAAAGTGGGATTGTTTCGCCTTCGGCTACTGTACCGCTTTCAAGCGTTCCTGTTGCCTTGTAGGACTTAAGTGTGTAGCCTGCCTGTTTCGGAATCTGCCTTGTTACACCAAGTGCCTGAACGAGTTTCTTGATGTTTTCACCAAATAAATTGACAAATTCCACTTCTCTTGCTTTTACAAGGTCTGATTTCTTAATAAGATTTGTTTCTGCTGGCATAATTTACCTCCTGTTTTTAATTGAATAATTCCATGTTCATTGCAATAGCTTTTCTTCGTTCGTTTCTGTCCGGAATAGCCATAATCTGTTCTTTAGTCATACCGGAATATTCTCCGCCGACATTTACTCTAGGTCTTGACTTCATCCATTCAGTTTGTGCTTCTGCGACGGCAGCTTTCTTTTCTGCTTCAATAATCGCTGCGATCGCGCTATGGTCTGCATCTGAAACCGCGTCAATCAGCTTTTCAACAGATTTTTCAGACACGCTCTTATATGCGTTGACAGCCTTAATATGATTAAGTTCCTTGACTGTTTCCTCATACTTTTCATTCTGTAAGCGTTCGGCTTCTGCCTTTGCTTCTGCTTCCTGCTCTTCCGTTGTCTGTTTTGCTCTTAGGACCTTTGTAAGCTCTCCTTTTTCCCTTAAAGCCTTATCGAGTGCCTGTTTTTCCTTGGCTCTGTCAGCCTTTTCACTTGCAAGCTGTGCCATAAGTTCTTCAACTGTAGGTGTTGTAGGCTTGTCTGTTGGCTGCGGTGTTTCTGTTTCTGTTGCTACTGTTATCTTAGCTTCTTCTGTCATATTTCTGTTACCTCGCTTTTCTGTGTTTTCTTGACTTCTCTGTCTTTTCGTGTTTTATCCACTTCTCTGTGCATATAAAAAGCCACTAAAGAGTTTACCCTTAGTGACTTATTTTCAATTATTTGTTGTTCTGCTTTTGTCTATAAAAGGACTATTGTCCACTTGGTCAGATAAGTCCTGCATTGTCCGGCTTGTGTTAGGTTCATCTGCCAATGTCCCATTTTTAATACCGGCTCGCTGTATTTGTTCGACTGTGTCTTTACTTGCTTCCCATACTTCGTTAGAATCATCAAACACCGGTATTGCATTAATTACCTTGCCACCGTTAAATCCGGTCTTAACAAGTGTTGCAATGCTATTTACTTTTGTTGAAAGCTCGTAAAGTTTTTGTCTCTTGATATTAACTTCGATGTCTGCAAGTGTTATCTGCCTTAATGGGCTGTCTTGTGGCACATATGGACTTGCTTCTATAGCCGCAAGAACTATTTCCAATTCATCCATTTTGCAGCTTTCGGTTATCATCTGTAATTTGGTAGCCGCTGCTTCTGCGTGGTCCCACCCACTAGCATTACTTGCCGCAACTCCGGTCATATTAGATGCATTATCGTTGGTAAGTGGAACATTACACTTTTCAAGGATTTTGTTTCGCCTGTATTGGATATTGTTAAGCATACCTGTGTAATCATAATTAATGGCAAGGCTTTCAACTATTGGAGTTTTGCCATCTGCTGATGTATAGGTCTGCATCCATTCTCCGGTTTTTGGTTTTCTGACCTTTTTAGTAATGTGTTGCATTCCATTTTCATCAACCGTTGTTTCCTGTTCGGTTGGGAAATCAACATCATTCGTGTGCCATACCGCCTGCGTGTTCTGTTCAACATCGTTAGTAAAATCTGAAATAAGTAAATTCAGATTGTCCATTTCTGATTTCTGATGTTCCCATACGCCCATTCTGTCATACGAGCGGAAATATTCGACTATTGGCACAACACCAAGGGGATTTGTCTCTCCACTTCGCCTTTTATGTTGCCATCCCTCAGGCTTTGTATAATCTCCGTTTGTGATTTCATTGAGGTTTACTATCTCAAACCGGGAATCCTTTGAAAAACAAGTAAAATAATTATTACCGCTTTCACTATCGTGCCTGTATGTAACGCCTAGCATTGTTCGTTTATCTGAATAATAGCTTGACTTAATAACAAACGATGTCCTTGGGTCTAATATATCGTATGTGAAATAAGGTTTGCCTTCTTTCCAATCCATATTCACATCAACATATACGTTACATATTGCGTCTATCGTTACATAGCGTCCTAATTCCTGCGTCTTGGACTTTATTTTTAACAGCTCATACTGTCTGTTTAGCATTGATATTGCTTCGACCATAAACCGTTCTTTGCTGTCTCCGTTTTGAACAAGTGTTATGGGATTACCCCACGCAAATCCTGTCCAAAAGTCGGATGCTTGGTGTGCCACATTGTCTACGCACTCACAGTCAATATCCGGTCTGTAAGTTTTTTTGTTTTTACGGATTATTGGCTGTACTCCTGCGTCATAATCAAGAAGTCCTTGTATCTTGGTTGCGTTCTGCGTGTGTGCCGCATAAGCCTTACGGACTACATCCAATACATTCTTATATGTAATTTCCGGAACATCTGTTGTTAATACAATTCTTCCTGCCTGCATTATTTACACCTCTAGTAAAACGTTTTACCGCTTGAAGTTGTCCTATTGTTTGGCACTTCCTTAATTTGAAAACTGTCTTCATCACTTGGTACATACCATATCCATTTTCCGCAATGTCCACACATTAATTTATGTGTCCTTGGATCTTTGCCGTCTGCCTTAGTTAAGAACTTGTGGCAATTAGGACATATAATTGATTTGTCTTTGTTGCTATAAAAATCCATTCTGTTACCTCTTTGCATAATAAAAAGCACCGCCACAATTAAGTGACGATACTTTTTAAAGATTGTCTATGGAGTAGTACTTTCATCGTAATAATACAATATTGTTTCCGAACAAATCGAACAACTTTATTATTTTTGTTCAATAAACCGGTTAAAAGCCATTCTAATACTATCTTCTGTGTTTCCACCTATGATATGTGCTATCTGAACCCAACTTTTATTTTCTAAAAATCTAAGGTTAATTATTCTTCTCATCCTGCTATCGTCAAGTTTTGCTATAAACTCTTCAACTTCATTGGTTTTTTCTAATAAGTCATCTTCCAATAACTGTAATGTGGCTTTTCTTGCATATAGAAGTGTTTTCTTCCTGCCATATTCTGGGAATGGTATGCCCTCAATTTTGAAATGCTGTTTACCGCCATCCCCACCACAAACAGAATCTACAACAGTTTCCCCGGCTTCAATTTTACGTATATCTCTTTCAAGTCGTTCTATCTTTAGCCTTACTTCTTTGATTTCTTCCTGTAAATCCGAATATTGTGATAAAACTTCCTTTGTTACCATAAATTCCCTCCTGTTATATTGGACTTGACATAATTACTGTCTTTTTTACTCTATTTCCTCTTTTCATTCTTAATGCAAAATTTGAAAAAACATCCGGTACATCATCGTGCAAATTTTTACCAGATACTGAATATTTCAATAACCAGCTCATCATCTCTGCATAATCGCTCTTAGGTTCATATAGGCTTCTATCTTTGAACACAATATGTTGCAATACCCAACTAGAACACTGAAATATTCTTGCTTCTTTGTTTGTTTCGGTTGCAGTATCTGATATATTGCATAACCAGCCTTTTTCTTCTACTCGTTTTCTGACTTCATTTGCAACCCTATCTCCGCCTTGATTGGCTTCAAAATCGCAATCTTGCATTTCATTATCGACAATTAAATTTGCTGAATTTTCATATTGTTTTTCGTAATCTGCCGAATTGTTGCATATAGTATCAGTGCAGTAATACGTTCCCTCATATCCTTCAAATTCAACCAGGCAAGGAAACACATAAAAATCAGTACCAGAGGATTTCGTGTCACATTGTCCAGTAATTCTTTTAATTCGTGTTTTAGGAAGTTCTTTGTACCTCATTATTTTGTCTTCTGGATAAAGCAATCCCTCACGTTCTATTGGATCTTGCTTATAAAGACATCTATAAGATATATCATCCATTGTCAGTGCTTGATCATTAAAAAACTCCACCGACATTCCATTATATTCATAGTCAAAATTACTTTTCCCTGTTTTAGGGTCAATATCTGGAATAGAAATAATTTTTAACTTTGGGTCGTTTCCATAAAGCTCAATAATATGTCCAATAATGTCTTTTGTGCTCCATCTGGTCATTATAATTATTTCTTTTACTTGTTCGTTTAGCTTTCTTTGTTTTAAATCAACTCCATAAATTCTCCATATTTTTTCAAGAATTATTGGATTAAGTGCTTCTTCAATAGAGCCTATAAGGTCATCACAATATAAATAACGGTTAGCTCTAACCTTACCTGCGTTCTTAGCTCCTATTGATGAACATTGAATACTTGAAAATGCTTTGTATTTACCAAAATTAGCTTCTTGTGCCTGTGCATTTGTGCTTTGTAATGGTAAATTAGGGAAAATAACATTCCATTTATATTCTTTATCATCTGTTGTTATGTCAAGCACTCCTTTATAAAACTTTCCTGTAATTTCGTTGCTGTGAGAAAAGAAAAGGCTGTAATCTTTAGGGTGCTTGCCAATTATCCAAGAGCAAAAAAATTTTTCCAGTGTAGTTTTTTGCGTTCCTGGTGGCATAGAAATACATAATCTATTATATTTGTCGTCTTCCAAATCTTGCATAGCTTGAATAAGCCCGTATTTATTAAGCTGTTTCATTTTTGGCTGATAAAATCTTTCACTCTCTTCTCTGTCTTTTTCAAGATAAAGCAAATAGCTGTGAAATAAGTGCGGAGCTTCAAGCAATAAGGTATCAAAATATCTATTGACTAAATCATTGTCTATATTGTTGTTGAATGTATATTTTTCAAGTTCAAAAATATCTATGCCTATATCACGCATACAAGCCTTTTCTATGAGTTCTTTTGCCCTAGCCGTACATTTTAACATTGTGTCAATTTCGCCCTCATTCTTGGCAAACTGGCACACGTTGTAGTAGACTTCTATAATGTTTTCATCTATTCCATTTTGGGATATGTAATTTTCACAATCAGAAATTAAACTTTCCAATTCAGACATAAAGAAAAGCACCTCGCTTTCTAGCAAAGGTGCTTATAGACCTCTGCCTATAATTTTTCTAGGGTAGCAACTACAATCAATCTGTAGCCGGTAAATTTTTGTTAGAATGTTGGCATTGCTTCATTGCAAACCGGATGTAATTTCTGTGCAAGTGTATTATAATCATCAATTACATAGCTTGCCGGAATCATATATATTTTAATGCCATATCTTTTTGCTGTTTCAATTTCAATGTAGCATCCATTCCAATCCCAAGCATCGTTTATTCCAATAAATACATCAGCCTGTGCCAGCTTCTTAAGGCTTTCACCTAAATACCATACAGCTTCTTTGCTGTCTTTAGGCGGGTTATCCTCAATGTAGCTGTCGATAAGCTCTAACTCTTCGCCCTCGTATATTTCAGCAATCTTTTTCATCTTCTGAATACTTACTTTGATTTCTTTCTCTGTTCTGCCTTTCATCGGCACGCTTACAAATAATTTTTTCATAATATATTCCTTTCCGCTGATAATCAGCAATCATTGTTCTAATTCATCAATTCTGCTTTCAAGTACATTTATGTACTCTCTCATTTTTTGTCCGGCTCTCTCTGAAAGATGCTCAATGCCAGTAGTTCCTATTTCCCACGATATTTCTTTTAAGTATTTGATTGCATTTTCAACTTTGTCATCATCACGATTAAGTTCTTCGCATAAGCACTTGGCAATATCTTTAAATGGCTGTGGGCGTTCTACTCTGTCTAGTGCTTCTTCAAAGGTGTAATCTCCCTTGTAATCCATAATAATTCCGACAGCTTCATATTTTCCAAGATTAACTCCTAAAAATCGGTCTGTAACTGTATTCCATATAGCATATAAGTTGTCTACATCATCTTGCAATGCAACTATTAATATAATCTCACTCCCTTTCTTCACTATTCGCTAATGATTTTGTTTCCTCTAGGATTTTCATTGCTAATGCTCTTGAAAATTCATAATTATTTTTCGGGTATCTGCCTAGAATTGATTTTGCATACTCATTGACTGCATCAACTGAAATATCAATGCCAATAGTCATATCGTGAAATTCAGATGTTTCTATCGGTTTGCCATCATCATCGCCGATATGTTTAACATTATCAATCTTTCTGAATGTTTTCTTATCAATGCACATTACTTTTTCAGAAACCTCAATACATTCTTTTCTCTTCTCATCATTGGTACACTTGCCATCTGCATTGTATCGACAAGAAGCCAGATTGCACTTTTTATTTGTATAAGCGTTATTTACATTATCAATCCATTCACGAAACGGAATATTATTGATTGTGGCATTATCCAATGCCATGTCAGCTATCTCCTGTGTCATTTTTCTGTATTGAAATTCTGTCATTGTTATCCTCCACAATTCCGTCCATTATTGCTTTCTCAAGGAGTTCTTCGATACTTCTCCCTCTTCCACAAATCAGCATTTTATTATGCAATTCAATAAACTGTTGCTTTGTCAAGGGTTTCCAATTTGGGTTATCCCTTTTGCATTTAAAAGTATCCGTGCCGAGACCACATACATATATTTCGTTCCCATTTGCGTCAATGCCAGGGCCGACACATAAATCGTAACCCTTTATATCCTTGCAAGGCTTTAATTCGCCACTATATCCGCAACATAGCATTGTGTTTTGGTATTCCATTTACGAACCCTCCTAGCAATTTATTTTGATGCCCTCCGTCAATATGGCAGTTTTATCCCTGTTTATTCCTCATAAATCTCTCAAAATCTTCCATACATTTATGGCACAAGTCGTATGTGACATTTAAAATACCATTCCTTGTAATCGAATTTCCGCACAGTATTCCTTTTTCAATTTCAGCACCGCACCTGTCGCAAGTGTGCCATTCTTTGCTATGCTTCATCGTGAATATCCTCCCAAACTCTGCAAAATTTCTTGAATGTTTTTTTGCCCATCAGTGAAGCTATTTTATCCAAGTTTACGATGTTAATTTCTGCATCTTGCTCATATTGTACATCAGCAACAAGGTTTATATCGACCTTTGGAAGGCTTCCGGCATAATGTTCTATTTTATACGAACTGCATAAGCACTGTTGGCCATCAACTGTAACTTTAGCACATGCCTTGTGTCCTTCTATTGGTTCTACTTTGAATTTATGTATATTACTCATTCTTTCACCGCCTTAATATCCGCCATTAAATTCCAAAAGCCATTCTTTCAGTTTTACATGTGCTTTAGCAAAGCAAAGCTCCATGTCGCAATCACTTTCATTTGCAATTATTACATCTCCGCCATTACACTTAGCTTCAGGGTAATAATCAGCACAGCCGCTTTTATAAATCAAAATATTCCAATCGCATATTTTGCTATAAGTAATTTTAAGATGCATCGGAAAGCCTCTTGCTTTATCGTCAAAAAATTTTAAAAAATCATTCATTTTTCCGCCAACTTTCTACATTTCTGATATATCCTTTATTTCTCCATCTGGAAGTTTTACCTTAACTTTGTCTGCTAGTAATGTTATTTGAATTTCTTTTACTGTGTCCTTTTGATAAATATTTGATATACCATCAATGCTTATTACTCCTTTTAGAAATTCGCCATCAAGAAATAATCTAACAATTCCGCTTGAATGGTCAAGCAACACCTCTTTAGCCATCATTCCACCAACTTTCTACCGCAGATAGGGCAATAAGCTATTTTCATTACCATTTCAACATTCATATCTTTATTGCTACACACCGCAAAAGGTGGACATTTGTTCAAGTCGCATGTAATTACAGGTTGATTTGACAACTTATCAATCTTAAATTTGCCATAATGTGTTACGACAGGAAATTTCTCTTTGCAAAATTCACACATATTACACCTTAACTCCATATTCTTTGAAATTGTTTCCAATATCTTTAGGTATTTCAGTACCTAGTTCTTTTGCTTTTAATACATTTGTCTTGTGGATAGATAATATGTGTTCTTGTATCTCTGTAGGTTGTACAATCTATTCCGGAACTATACTTTGCACATTTTTCTCTGTATTCGCATATATCGCATTCAGTATCTTTCTCTCTATATTTCTGTGGCTTGTATTTCTTAAAATCCTTGCACTCATAGTCAAGCGATGTATCATTTCCTTTTTGGCAATCATAAACTGGATATTCTTCTCCTGTTTCTTCATCAAAAATAAAATCTTCATCACAATATTTGCAAATTGAGCAATCTTTCATATCGCACCTCTCTTTTTTATTGTTCATCCAAGTTGACGATATAATAGCTGTCACAAGAAGTCATCATTAAACGCTTAATCTCATTTTTTGCGTCCTCAAATGTAGCAAAGACATATAGTGGAGCATTAGTACTCCGGCGAACTACTATGAACCTATATTCTGGATAATATAACTCTTTGCATTGCTCTAAGGTTATAGTGTCATCTTTTTTGCTATGTTTCTTGCGTTTTTGTGGTTTTGGTTTATCTTTGGCACATTTAATGTGCATATCGTATATAATGGCAAAGCATAAGATATACGCAAATAAGATTACAAGTATCGTTAAAAATAAGCAAATAATTTCTATCATATTACACCACCTAGTTACCCTTTCTTTGGCGTAAATAGTGTGTCCGGTAATACTTCGCCGGTTAAAAACTTATTCACATATTTCATAAAAGTCGGAACACTCATTCCGGCTATCTCTGCCGCCTTAGCTTGGCTACATTCCCTGTTTAAGTATTTTGCTACACCCTCCGAGAACTTATCAATGTCCCGTGTTTTAACTCCTTGCGCCATAGACATATCTCCTTGTTTTTGATAATCGGATAGACAGGAATCGAACCTGTGACCTCTTGGTGTCGTCAAGAGGTATCTCCGTTTGAACTATCCGCTATGATTGATGTGGCGTGGATTTGAACCACGCATGAAATTCCGCTAGTTAGTCTGTACCTACGAATAGGGATAAATGGATTTTTATTTTCTAACGGATTTATTGGTGTAATTGCTTACAGCTATTTACCAGACTTGTTAATAGCAATTCTTGATGCACACCGTTTTCTTAACCATCAATTAATGTTTACCCATTCCATCACACATCAACTCTCATGTAGATGGTTTTAGAGAAATTAGATAACCAACAACTTATTTCTCTTTTCTGTTTACACGCGAGAACGCCGTACACAGGATTTGAACCTGCAAGCCTTTTACAGCCAACGGTTTTCAAGACCGCTTCCTCACCACCCGGACATACGGCAAATATAGCAGTGTGGTGAAACTGCTATATCCTGAAATTGCTTTTGCCACCACTTTGTACAATTTCGTGCGGACTTTCTACCACTTACGGCAATGTTCGTACATTGTCGTAAGTTAGCGCAGTGTGTAGGATTCGAACCTACAAGGCGAATAAACGCCCGGCGACTTAGCAAGTCGTTCCAATACCATTATGGGAACACTGCAAGGTAAACATGATTAAGGTTTCCCTTTATCCACCATAGATACAGTCATATTCAGCCACCGTGGAGATAAGTCTGAGCTTCCGGGTGCGACCCTTGGCTTCTTACCCCTGTCAAGCACGAATGGGATTGATGCCCACAAATTTCACAGTTCGTTCAGAATTGTTTTTTTGGTCAACCAAACATTTGCCATACCGCTACTTTAACGAATTTCTTGTGTTATACTCCGGTTTCCTGGATTCAAGGCAAACTGACTTAATGAGTTTTCCGCATATAGTCTGTGGTCTCTCACACCGCACACATCAACGGATTATTCTTGCACAGCAAGCGTCTATTATTCGTCAGCCACAAGGATTCTGCTTTTGACTTCTCTATGATGATACACCACACAGAATTGTTGATAGTTTCTATCTTCTTGCTTAAAATCACTTTCAAGCAAAAGCTGTCAGTCAATCCAATATCCCGAATTGGGACAACTCATTACCATGTGTCTCGGCAGGATTGAAAAGTCCATCTACACCGAGGTAATCATGTTTAAATGGGGAAGAGAGGAATCGAACCTCTATTGTTTACCACTTGGGAACTAATTTACAGTCAGCCGCAACACCGCCAATCGTTGCCGCTTCCCCAAAACCATACCGCCTATAACGGTCTACAGCTGTAGGGTTGATTTCCACATAAAAGGGGTACTGTTATGAAAAAACTCGCCTATTTCTAGGCTAGTAGGGATAACAGGAATCGAACCTCTATTAAAAGTTTTGCCATTTAAACTATATCCCCAACCAGATTGATTTTAACTTATTAAGGAGAAAAATGCGTCTGTCCGTATGTCCCAATTGCGGACTAAACCCATTGGAAGCCTTGAAACTTCCCGGCAACCTTTAAATTGCATGGGTGAATAAATATTTTAAGGGGTCTTATGGATTATATTAGCTGTCAAACAGCTAAACAGCCCTAGTTGGATTCGGACCAACGAATGCAGCAGTCAAAGTGCTGTGCCTTGCCACTTGGCGATAGAGCTATTTAATTATTTAATTTATAAAGGGGTAATATTTAGATTATCCTATCAGAATTGTAGATATATGTATTATATATAAAAGTTATGTATATTGCAAGTATGTATATAGGCTTTTTATTTTTTGAGATATTTGAGGGACTAAGTGGCGGCATATTGGGCTGTTTTATAAAACCCCGTCCCCGGTCTATGCTCCAGGCGTTACCGTGTGGGTGTAGCAATGCACCCACAGAATAAAATATATCAATATGCTTGATTTATTCGGTTAGTACGTCGCAAAATCTTTATTTTGCGACATCAAAACGTTAATAATGGCGGTTTTATGTGTCTTTTTCGCTCAAATTGTCAGACAATAAAGGACTATCGGCGGAGTTTTGGAGCTGTTGGCGAATGTCTGCGGCTGTCAGGGCTTGCCGTTGGTTCGTTTCTCTGCTAACGCCCGGCAGATTCCAGTTAAAATGATGGTTCATAGCTGCCAAATGTCCGACCGGATTTTTACCGGACCAGAGCCGCGCCTCTCCGCTAGCTTCATAATCTTTAGCCAGTTTTTCCCACAAATCATAAGCCGACGTACTTAGTCTATCCGCTTTCGTTCGTTCATTAGCCCAATTGTATACGACTACCTCATTTATCCCTGTTAGCTTACAATATCCGCTTATAGTGCATATCTTATTATATTTATAACAGATATATATATAATAATCTGCTATATAATTAAGATATTCGTAATTATAACTATTACAATTACTGTTATTTATATTACTATATTGATTATTGTAATTATTATTATTATACCCTTGTAGCTTCCCTTTTAATTTTAGTCTATTAGTATTCCTAAAAGCGTGATTATATACATAAATCAAAGCTGCATAAAAAATAGACTGCGGAGCTTCTGCCATGTTTTCAATTTTTTCTTTTTCGCAAAATTCATTAAAATATAAATCTATATCATTTTCAAAAACTTCTTCGCTCTCGTTAAAGTCTTCTACTTTATCCAACTTGTTCCGCTCCTTTCCGCTATAAATTAAAAAAACACGTTTCGGGACTTCAAACGGTGTTTGTTTTCTATCTGTAACGTGTTCTCTTTCTGTTTTATTTAGTCAAATCATAATTTATTTTTTTGAAAAAATCAAGCCGGAAAAAAATTTTGCTATGGTCTCTCTTTCTTTTTTTATTTTTTCTTTCTTTCTTTTTCTTTGCTTCTTTCTTTTTCTTTCTGTCTTTTTTCTTTTTTTCTTTCTCTAATTTTTCGATTAAAAATATTTTGAATAATACTATTAATGAAAAATCATTTTTAAGGCGATTCAGGGCAAAAAGAAAAGACCCGGAACGGCTCCGGGTCTAAATTGGTTTTATTCGTTTTCCGTCTCGAATGTGTAGGGCTGATCCATTCCGCCCGCTTCGTGCTCCAAAAATTCGCGTAAATCGTATAAATCAGCTATGTTTTCCCATTCCTCAATTAATTCTTCCGGGAAGTCTTCCGGTGGCTGGAAGCAGGCTTTTAATTCCTCGAATGCGTAAGCCTTTGCCTCGCTACTTCTGCTGTCTTATGTCTCAGAACCTCGCCGGCTCCGTCCTCGTTGCAATAAACGCTTGTAAAATATGCTTTCATAATTTCCACCCTCCAACCTCTGCGGCTGGTCCTTTCTTTTAATGTATCTTAAGTATATACCAATAGTGTTACATTGCCAACACCCTTTTTAGTGTTATTTAAAAATATTTTATTTTTTCATCGTTGGTTGGTACTATCTCTAAAATGTCGTTTGGCTGGCATCTTAATATAATACATAATGTATTTAAAGTTTTTGTATTAATGTCACTCCTGTTTCTTAGATTCTGCATTGTGCTTTCACTTAATATCTTCTCTTTCCTCATTCTGTTAGCGGTGTAGCCACGCTGTGCCAGCTCTTTTAATACATCTATTTTATATGTAATCATTTACAAGCTCCTTTCTGTTTTGTTTTTACTATTATATATAAAATATTGCAGTTTTGCAACACTTAAAAACAAAATTTAAAAACATCTTAAAAGGTGTTGACATACACCTTAAAAGGTGTTATTATTAAGCTACAAAATAAATAAGGCGGTCACTCCTACCAAGAACGAACCGCCACCAATCAAAAAAGAAAGGCAAGCCGATTATATCACAATCGGCGAAAAGGTGCAAGCATATGAGAAAATTAACAATCGCAGAAAAGAGGGAAAAAGAGCTAAGAAGAGCAACAGAAACATACAATATTGAATATGATATTGCTAAAAAATTGATAAATCGCTTCTACAGACTGAATGCAGACCTTGACAGGTTATCATATTTAGAAAACAAGGAAAGAACTTGCAACCGCCAGAGCACAAAAGATTTATCTTTGAGCTGTGACAGGCGAATTGATAAATTAAATAAAGATTTAGAGCCTTACGGCTTAGCACTGGATAGCTTTAGTCACTTAATGACTATTGTTGTAAAAGGCACTACAAGGACAGCAATAGAAAGTTTTTATTATAACTAAGGAGGCGCAAAAAATGAAAATAGGCGACAAAATTATTTATGGCAATGAGATAGAATGCACTTTTAAAAAGTACGAAATAATCAAGAATGGCGAGGTTATAATATACGCCGATTGCAAAGGTGGTGCAATTATAGCACCTTGGGAAATGTTTAAAAAAGCATAGCCGAAACGCTCCAGAGTGGAGCGTCAGCCGCGGACCGGTCGCCGTGGCTCTGATGATGGTAGACCGCACAATGAAAGGATGATTGATTATATGACAATTTATAAAACCACAGATTACTTTAATATTACGAAAGAAGAAGCAAGCAAGATTTGCAATGGATATGATACACGAGAAGAAGCAAAAGTTTTAGATTCTGGACTTGAGCATTTTTTCTTTGAAACCTTAGAATGTCTTACGGAGGAATATAATTCCAAAGAACGCAAGGAATATACTGAGAAAAAAGGCTATGAAGTAATTCTATTTGAATTTGTAGCAGACAATGGCAATCATAATAAATATTGTATGGTATTTAGATAGGAGGGTTAATACTATGACAAACGAAACAGCAGAACAGAAAGAAATAAGAATGTTTAATTTTTATAAAAAGGATTTGGAAAAGCTGGGAAAAGAAAACGGATATATTAGAATGAATGTTATTGAGTACGTTTGCGGCTTTCCAAAAATTAACGCTTTTGAAATGGCTAAGACCTTAAAAGATGACGGATATAATATACTTTTTGATGACTCTAGCATAAGCAGAACAGAGAACGAAAAGAAAAGGCGAAAAGTTGAAAAAATCGCATAATTAGCAAGGTTGGCGCTTCCGGGGTTTGATTCCCCGGCTTGCTTTACCCGTAAGGGAATAAATAAAAGAAAGGTAAAAACATTATGAACAGATTAGAAGAAGCAAAAAAGGCATTTTTAGAAGTTAGACGCATTTTGACAGAAAAACACGAAGATTTTGCACTTGCGAAGGCATACAAGAAGCCTTGGAAATGGTACAGGGAACACGCAACACAAGAAGCCATTGAGATTTTAAGAACAGAAGCAAAAGCAAATTAACCGCCGCAGAGAATGCCAGCCGGACCGATACCGGCGGCGGTTTTTGCGTTCCAAACCTTGACCGGGCAAGGCTGCCCGGTGTATAATAAAGATAGGTTTTTGGACGCTTGCAGGCTTTAGGACACTAAAGTTTTTAGCTTGTTTTTGCGGTAAAATCGGGGCAATTTTGCCTTGAAATTTTGCCACATTTTAAAATTAACTTTACCACCTGGGGAAATCATATACCTAGGGGGTATCAATTTATTTTACATTATATTTTTTAAAAAAGGAAGGGTCACTATGAAAGAACCAAATTACAAAAATAACATTGAAAAAATGAGCGTTGAATTGTGGGAAATTGCAATTGACGTTGAAGAAAAAGAGAAAAAGCTCCCATTCTACGACGAGCAGACCTTGAGAGCTGCACTAAATGATACGCTTTCATACATCGCAAACGAGCGATACAGCGAAAGCGAAAGCAAAGCCGACATTGAAGCGGCGGTAAAATTGACCGTTGATGATTACATTGACGAATGCAAGGCAGACGGGGACTTTTAAAGGCGGATGCATCCGCCTTTTTTGCGTGAATTTAGCTGGCAGATTTTCAAGGTAAAATTTAGGTTAAATTCAGACCAAATTTCAAGGAATTTTTAAAAATAGTTTCCGATATGCGCCTCTGCAAAACGTAGGGGGGTATAAAAATTTTTGCATTATATTTTAAGGAGAAAAAATATGATAAAATTTGTAGACTTGAAGCAGGCGGTAATTACTGCCAAAAAAAGAAGAATTTGAGTTTGAGGCGGTCTCATGCTCAAAAAGGCATTTTCCCGGTGTAAAAGGTTATTCTATCCGGGATTTTTTGGACGAATATAACAAAATAATGGGGTTAGAGGGCGAATGTGCCTATATCTGGGAAACTCTCGGCAAGTGTTACTCCCTTGCAGATTTGAGAGAGGACATCCGGCGTAATGTTCCTGAATATACCGCTGCCCTATTTGATAGAGCGGTAGCAGTTATCGGCATTTATGATTTTAATATTGCGTCGGCTTATACCTTAATCGCAAATTACATCAGAAAAGGGGGTAAAATTTGTGGCATTTATGAATAAAGCAGGCATAAAAATTTCTTATGACTGCCGGAACCTGATTGACGAGCTTAAGCAGGATATAGAGGAATTTGGGAGCCATCTCATATTAGATGTGGTGGTGCAGGATGTAGAGGGTATAACTATCTACAAGGATTATAATTTTATCGAGAATGACCCGGCGACGGAGTTCACGCTTGAACCCGGAGAACGGATTGTAAAAATGACTGCTGCCACCCTACTTATGATGTACGAAAAAGAGAACGAATTGCTTTGAAATCCGGTTCAAATTTTCGGGATTTTTTAAAAAGAATTTTGTAATCTAGTCAAAATACCATAGGGGGGGTTCAAAAAAGTTTACATCAAAATTTTGAAAGGAGTGAGAAAATGAAAAATAACTTAAATCAGCAGATTTTTGATTTAGCCAATAAAAAAGGGACAGAATTATACAAAAAATCCGCCAATATGGATAAAATCGAAATCAATATTAACAGGTATCAGCAGGTAGAAGCATTCATGAAAAATATTCCCGAAAAAGTACCTGCTATGCCAATTTTAAAAGAGGGCGTGTTTGTCCTTAAAAATGGCTCTGAATCAGGAACGGTAATATTTAATTCAGACATTGAAGACAATACCATTATTGTTAAAGCAGATACTCTTGCGGTGACTGATAATTCTACTGTATGGCTTTGTTCTGCTAAATACATTTTCCCTTGTGAGATGGCAATAGGCGGTGCTTTAAAAATAGAGGACTATGTTGACCCTAAAAGTCAGATTATGGGCGCAATCAAAGGCAAAGAGGACAATGATACCAAGAAAAAATTATCATCGTTGTTTATGTCTGCTTTAGGCGTGACCTTGTGGCTTAACTATCTAATGTTACATCCTGAACAAAAGGAAGTGCATAGAAAGAAAAGAAGTTTTCACAATTCAGAGCATAATTTTTATTCAAGTAAAGAACATATTGTCCGTTTGAATGGTGTTTCAATCAAGACAGATAGCCCGACAGTAGCTTCAAAAATCAGAAGTAGGAAAATTGTCCGTATAGCGGAATGTTGGTCTGTAAGAGGACATTATAGACACTATAAGTCAGGCAAAGTGGTATATATCAAACCTTTTGAAAAAGGTACCAATAAAGGGAAGATAGTCCCTAAAAAATATGACATAGTATAGAACCTTGACATATTGTTAGCAATGTTATATAATCTCATTAATTTCTTGAATATCTCCAAATTGGAATGTAAATTAATAATTAAATTATTTTTTCCCCGAATAACCCACATTGGAATGTAAATTAATTTTTAAACTTAATTATTTGTTTAGCACTTTTAAAAGTGCAAGAAAAACGCAAAAAGGAGAAAAGCTATGGTTACAGCTTGGCACGGAATTTTTGACCAGATTTTAAATGCTCAAAATCGTGGAGATTGGGAAGAAGTTCTACAACTTTCAATGAAATTGTGCAACAATTATGAACTTCCTGTACCTCATTTTCTTTACAAGGAAGAAGAATCCGAGGACAGAAGCAAAAAATTACTTCTATGGCTAATGGAAACACACAATGAACTATTAGCAAAAACTAAAAAGTAGGCTTAATGCCTACTTTTTGCTTTCTAGTGACATAATAAGTGCAACACTAGAGTATTTGCTTTCTTTTAATTCGGTCAGCATTCTCTCTTTTGTCATATCCGGATTAGTTCTTTGAATTATTTTTAACAGCTCATCTACACTCATTATCCCACTCTCCTAACTGCTCCAAGCACCATATCAACAATGTCAAATACTTCATCTCCATAAGTTGCTACAAAATCGCACAATATCTCTTCTTGTTCAATAGGCAAATACACATCATAGGACATACAGATTGCGTGGCATACTTCGTGTATAAGCACTTTGCGTTGCATAAATCCACGCAAGGCATTTGACAGATAAATTGTATGTGTATTTCTATCTGTTACACCTAGCACAGAAACATTGTCTGACCGCTTTAATTCGCCCGAATTTGAATTTTCATATTGTACTCGCCACATTGTGCCATTAATGCTAAAAATCATCTGTATGCTCCTTTCTGAATAAAATAGGCTATGAATATTGCTACTCATAGCCCTTAAATTTACAGCTTAGAAACAAGTGTACTAAGTTTGGTACGCATAAGATTGCGTTCCTCTGCTGTCATATCGCCAATAAGCTGTGTAATATCGCCGCCAAGCTCCTTAATATATCCGTCAAGGGCTTTCATCTTATGTTCCTTATCCTCCGGCGTGTTGTTTTTATGCATTTCCTTAGTCTCTGTGTAGTTTCTCTTTGCCCTGTCGTAATTGCTTTCAGACATTGGCTCTGTATAGTACATCTTGCCATAATCTCTATCCATATCCCTCATATGCTCTGCTTCTGGGTACATATGGTAATATGGCGACTCTTCATATCCTCTGCGGTATGTTCCTTTACCTTTTGGGGCAAATCTGCCGTTAGCATAGCGGTAGTGGTCATAATATCTTCTGTCCGGATAATCTTCGTACTGTTCAAGCATACGCATAATATCCTCATTATCTTCTGACTTTTCCATAGCTTCAACAATTCTGTAATCCTTATCAAAACAAGCTATGTTCTTCGCTATTTCTGTAAAATCCTTTAAATCGTCAAGGTTCTGCCCCTCAAAGCTATCTAATCCGATTGCTTCAACTTTTGTCTTGACACATTCCATAATTTGTTTAGCCCATTTATGCATATCATCAAGCCTCCCTTACTGCAATCAAATTACTGTTCTGAACTTCAATAGCCTGTGTAGATGTATTTTGCACCGCTACGGTACTGCAACAACCGCAAGGCACATCAACGTATGCCTGTGCTGATACATTAAAGAAATTCTCAACTGCTGCCGGTGTTACAATCATTCGTGTTGACTGCAAAGGCTCTCCGTCTACTGCAATGGCAAGTGAAATAGCTCCAACTGTACCGCCTGTAGGTATCTGAATGTTGCCGGAATACGATACTAAAAATCTAGCCTTACACTGATTTGTGATACCTCTCAGCTTGACAATTCCGCTTCCCTGTCTGTGGACTATACATTTACTACCGCATACCGGTGTTTCTGTAAATGCAACATCTTCTCCGGCGGCAACTGTTTGTAATGCAATTCCTGTTATTTCCATCATTTTTACCTCTCTTTCATAAAATAAGGGCAAACATTATAGTCTGCCCTTGGGTTATAAGTAATACTGCTTGGCAGACATAATCTCGACTAACTCTTGACTAAACTTGGACTAAACCTCGACTAAACTTGGACTAAAAATCGGGTTTTTAATCAGTTTAGATTGAGTTAAACTCAATTAAGATACTCAATTATTCAGTTGTAACCGCATGCAATTTCATACGGTTTAGCAGCCACATCCTGCATTGCATCCACAGCCATAAGCATAACCATAAAGGTTAGAAGCCGGGAATGATGGGACCGGTGTAGGTCTTACTGCATCAATAATCTGATTTGTCTGTGCACTCATGGCGGAAGTCAGAAGTGCGTTCTGTCTATCCTGTGAAGCGGCTCTTCTCAAATCATTATTCTCTGCCTGTAAGGTTGCAATCTTGTCATTTGTCAAAAAGTCAAGGATTGCTCTCGTTCCTGCCTGCTGGCTGTCAATAATATCTCTTGTATTATTGTTCATTGTGTTCTGTAAAGCACAAGTGTTGGTTGCCATGTTGTAGTTTACGCCCTGAATGGCTTCCCTTGTTTCGCAGCAGCAGTTAGCAAGCTGTGCCTGTAAAGCATTGGTATTCTGCATATTAGCGACTGTATCAGCGTTAATAGCCTGCTGTATGCCGTAGCCGGTCTGCATGATATTTGTGTTAATACCATTAAAGCCGGTAAGCATACTGTTGTTCATAGCATAGAAGCCATCACAAAGTCCATTAGAAATACCATCTAACTTGCTGATAACTGCCTGATTGTCAAACCCTCTCTGGATTTCTGCTCCTACTCCGTTGTTTCCACCGCCTCCGAAACCGCCAAAGCCGTTGCCCCAGCCGCCAAAAGCAATAAATAATACAAATACGACTATCCACCATGCACCGCCGTCACCAAAAAAGCCGCTTCCGTTGTTTCCGTCGACATTCGCCACAAGTGGTACGCTTGCGCAATTTGAATTAAACATAATTTTTACCTCCTAAATTTTATATATACTTAATCTTGCAAGAATTAGTATCAAAATTAATTAAAATGTGTTATAATATATTAGTACGGATAGGGTAGCTCCCGATAAGCCGTTTGTCCTAACAGCTTCCGTACATTAGCTGGTATAGGACATTTCACACTGAAAGGACAGGTGTTATTTTTATGCAAGAAATTTGGAAAGATATCCCAAACTTTGAGGGTATTTATCAAGTAAGTAATCTTGGCAATGTAAAATCTTTGTCAAGATGTATCATCCATCGTGGTAATGTTTCCCATATCAAAGAAAAAATTATGAAACCTTTTATAAACCGTGGTGGATACAAATGCATCAAGTTATCAAAAAATCAAAAGTACTATCCGCTTAAAGTCCATAGACTTGTAGCTTTAACTTTTATTCCCAATCCTAATGATTATGAATGTGTAAACCATAAAGATGAAAATAAACAAAATAATATAGTTTCAAATCTTGAGTGGTGCACCAAAAAGTATAACAATGAATATGGCTCAAAAGCTCTCTGGAAACGAAAAGTTTATAAGTATGACCTTAGCGGAACATTTCTTGATTCGTACGAAAGTGTTGTTGATGCATCGAAAGCAAACAAAATACCAGTTAGCTCAATCCGAAGTACTTGCAATGGTAGCAGAATAACAACTCATGGATTTATATTTGTTTTTAATAAAAGTGACATTTTAAAACAGCTTAATAAACTAGAAAAGTCTAAGCCAATTGGTGTGGCTGTTTATGATTTAAGCGGAAATTTAATTGAAAAATTCAATTGCATTTCTGATGCATGTAAAGAATATAATGTTACAAAATCTTCTATCCATAGATGCTGTAAGCACCAATCTAAACTATGCAAAAGGTTACTATTGGGAATACTGTTAGTTATCTTAAAGGGAATTGATTTTTGAAATCTGAAAAGGCTTTATCAAAATCAATTCCTTTCTCTTTGCACAAATTTCTTGCCATCTGTTCCACACCTTGCAAGTCTCCATTTTGTGCCATCCCCACCGCATTTTTAACCATTGGATTACTCATAATCTGATTATTTCCCATCATCTGTTGTATGAACTGTTGCGGGCCAGCTTTCATCATCCGAAAAATGTTAATTGGGTTCATTCTTCATCACCGCCTTTGCTTTGAGTTCGTGAAGTTTTTCTCTGTGGTCCCAAAGATTTGTCAAATCTATCTTCCAACTGCCCTATCTTATCTGATAATTCCTCAAACTTATTCAGGAATAGCTGTGTACTTTCGTCTGATAGGGTAAATTTAGCGCTTTCTGTATTAGCCATAGAATTTACTGTCTGATTATCTTTTGGGGCTGTATAAGGCTTATACACAATCGTATTAATGGTCCCGTCAGCGTTCCAACCCTTAACATATATCTCCGACATATCCTGCTTCGGGAAAAATGCCATTGAGCCGTCCATAGGAACCTCGTTAGCATTAATGTTTTCAACTGCCTGTACTATTCTTCCGTTAATACCTGTCATCTGCTGCGGCATAGGCTGTTGCTGTAAGCTCTGCTGATAACTTTGCAAAAAGTTCATTCTATCCATATACGGATTTTGAGATTGCATATAAGGATTATTCATCATAGGTGCCTGATAAGGATTGTTCATTGTCTGCCTCCTCTAAAACATCTTCGATTGCGTGGATAACTAGAGATAATGTCACTAAGTCAAGTTTCTGCAACTCTTCTTTGCTTAAGATTTTTTCTCTAACTTCATCAGAAAACATTCGCACTACCTCTCTTTCTAGCTTAATTTTGGCATAAAAAAAGACGCTTATAGCGACATATAATAGACACATATATGACACATAAGCGACATTTTTAAAATTATGCAGTTGTAAAAACGTGATAAATACGGCATTAGCACTTCCTATATGCCATAGGCACAGC